GAAAAAAGTCGGCATTGTATTCGCGGAGCAGTATCAGTCCGAGCTAGGAAATGAGCTTGCGAAGTCGAATCCGGAGCTGGATCTGATCGCGATGATCGATCCGTCGAAGTCCGTCAGCTATCGCACAATCAAAGGCGACATCGATCTGAGCGTATTCGCACAATACTTCGGCGGCGGAGGACATAAAGCGTCCGCAGGCAGTCCAATCAGCAACGATCTCCGAAGCAATCTTCAGCAACTCATCTTCTCGTGGGCCGAAACGCAAGCTCGCAGGGAGGGCTAAATCGTCATGGGATGGATCGCGGAAGCTCGCGGCGTGACACAACAGAAGTACGGCAACTATTGCAGTCTGGCAGATCTTCGCGGAGTACGTCGATTATCCTATGACGAATTCAAGTCTATAAACGTCGGACGTAGCATCAAGCAGATCGTACAGATGCAGGTCAAAAGTCAACTTCCTATCTAGCGTAGACGTATACTTACGCGAAGACATCAGACGTAGATAGGAGGTTCACAGCATGGAACAGAAAACGATATCTCGCGTAAAATCGGACACGTCCGCAAGCAAACTGGCTGGCTACATCGCGCACGTATTTGAACGCGGCGACGGCGCTCACGAATTACAATGCATCGGCCCCGCATCGATCGGCGAAGGCGTGAAAGCAGTAGCGGCGGCAAAAGGAATGCTCGCGCCGAAAGGCATTCGGATCGTCATCGATCCTAGCTTCTACAAAACAGTCACGGAAAAGCGAAGTGAAGATGACAACTGCGATAAAACAGGCGTCAGCTTGCTCGTAGTGAGGATCTAATCATGGGGAAAGCATTTAGCTCATTCCGTGGAATGGACAACAGCACAGCGTCTAATGTCATCTGGCAACAGAGCGATTCGCTATTTCCGTTCCGCTGTGATATCTGCAAGCGCACGTTCGAGCAAGGCGGACTGCGCTTTCTCGCTTCCTCTCTCATGGTTCACTCGCACAGAGCGACAGCGTGTCACTGTCCGGACTGTCACGCAGGCATTAATCCATTCAAAACGAAGGCGCCTGTCCTAGCGGAACGCAGGACATCGCTCGACTAAGGAGACGACTCGATCATGGTAACGAAGATCAGGGAAATGCTCGCATCGGCGAAAGCTGAACTGGCATCGCTTCACGATGAATTCAATGCAAACAACGCGCGCATTCAAGAGCTGACGGAGACGAATCAGCAGATCCACATCAGAAGCGTCGCAGTCGCGGAGCGTGTCAATACGCTTATGCAAGTGAGCAAACTCGCTCCGATCGTCGAAGTCTCGGAGACGACAGCGGAACAGGAAGTCAGAGTCTGGGCAGAAGAAGAGCGATAAATCAAATGAGCGAGGTGTGAGTCTTACTTGCATCTCGCTTTTTCGTATACTACTATAGCGGCTTTATCTTGCTATAGAGGAGGACGAGCAAATTGAAAGGGATCGACTACAATCAATGGTCAGAGCTTAACGGACTGATCCTTCCGCAGTCTGTGACGATGCAGAAGCGAGACGCGCAAGAGCAACGCGCGAAGACTCAGCGCGGCAAGTTCTTTAGCTCCTATTCATTCAATCAAAGTCAAACAGGACTTGGCTATTCCAAGCCTGCGAACGGCGTATCGTTCGATATTCTTCGCGCGTATCGTCAGCAATCGCTCATCGATACTATCATCATTAACGCGCGCGTCATGCAAATGAAGCACGTCGCGAAGCGGGTAACAGTTCCAGGCAAGCAAATCGGATTCCGTGTCGTTCACGAGAATCATGCAGATCCGAATTTCAAGCCTGACAAGAATACGATTGCCCGCTGTAAAGAGATGGAGAAGATCATCAATAACGTCAATGTGGATATTCATCCGGGCGGCTTCCGCGATCTCGCGGCTATCGCAGTCGAGCAAGAGCTGACGATCGATAGGAAAGCGATGGTCATCACTCGCGACAGAGGAAACAGACCAGTGAGCTACCATCTCGTCGACGGAGCTACGATCCGTCCTGTGCTGGAGGTCATCTTCTCGCACATGGAAGATAAGAAGATGAAGAATCAAGAGCAAGCGATGCAGAGCATCTGGAAGACGTACGGCGTGGATCTGCACGGAGCTTCCTACGTTCAAGTCGTAGACGGTCACATCGTCGCGTCGTGGACGAAGGATGAAATGGCGATCGACATCACGAATCCAAGCGTCGAGATCGACAAATGGGCGTACGGACGCGGATCGATGCTAGAGCAGTCTCTTGCTGGTACTGTGACGTGGCTCAACGCTTGGGGATATAATGACGGACTCTTCCAGCAGGACTCTCCTGAAGCGCTCCTGTTCCTCTATGGAGACTATGATCCGGTAGGTCTGGACGCGTTCAAGCGTCAGATCATGGATCAGACAGGAGCGGGCGACTATCAGAAGATCCCAGTCGTTCCTGCCGATCAAGACTTCAAAGCGGAGCTAGTCAAGATCCGCGAGCTTCCGAAGGATCTCCAGTTCGCGGAATTCCTCCGGATGATCATTCAGATCAAGACTGCCGCGTTCCGTGCTCATCCGAGCATCGTGAACATGTCGATCGATAAAGGAGCGGGCGGCGGAGGATTAAGCATCGGAAACAGTTCCGAAGACGAGCTGGTTCAAAGCGCGCACGAGGAAGGATTCGAAACGCTCGCAGAGAATTTGTGCTTATGGATGACTCGCACGATTATTCAGCCGCGCTACGACGATCTCGTTATGATCATGGATCTCGACACAGAAGACGAGATGAAGCGGATCGAGAACATCAAAGCGCAGACGGAAGTCTATATGACATTCAACGAAGCGCGTCGCGCACAAGGACTCGAAGGCGATCTCGAATTTGGCGATATTCCAGCGAATCAAGTGTACGTATCCGCCATGCAGGCTGCTCAAGCTCAAGCACAGCAGGATCAGCAAGCCGCGCAGTCCGAAGAGACGGCGAAGAACTCGCCTACACCGCGTGAGCAGTTCGATCACACGAAGGACATGGAGACGAAGCGCTTCGATCACGAGACGAAGCAAGCGGATCGCGAGCACGAGCTGAAGACGAAAGAGCTGGAAGTCAAAGCGGCTGTAGCGAAGGAGAGCGCGAAAGCGCCTACGACGTCTGCTAAAATGAAGAAGCACGACGACACTGAGAAGGTTCTTTTGATCGAGATTCTGAACTAGCGAGGAGCTGAAAACACTATGAAAATACAATTGACCAAGAAGAATATCTCCGAAGACGAACTCGCGCGCGCATTAGCAGGAATCGCGACAGAGGAAGGCGTATCACGTCAAGTGCATGAACTGCTCGGCAATCTTCGCAAGTCGAAGCGAGACGGCGAAGAGGATGAGATTCCGGAGCGCTATATGCGCTATATCGCGGATAAATTTAAGAGCGATTTTAACGCTCTGATTCGCGCTGTAAGCGACGATGTCGATAAGTGGATAGATAATGCGTCCAAGCTCCGCAAATCGTTCCTACGCAAAGCTGACGATCCTACGCCGCTATTGTCGCAGGAGCAGATGGACGAGCTTCGCGCGCTGATCGAGAGTCGCTTCCGGATCGCGATCGGCATCGGCTTTTCCGTTCCGGACGACGTCAAAAAACGCTGGTCACGGATGGGAATCGTCGATCCTACAATCCATCTGGACGAATGGATCGTTCAGTCCTACGTTGCAGGACGTATCGCGGATATGTTGGACAACAAAACGTCCTATGCTGACATGCTAAAGCTGGCGAAAAAGCTTCCTATGAGTCGTCAAGACAAGCTGATCATTGAGATGTCGAAAGCGAACTCCGCGAAGTACATCGTCGGATACGGCGAAAAGCTCGGACAGCTCGCGACGAACGTCGCTCTCGATCAACACAAGAAGTCGATCAACGAGATCATTCAGCAGTATTTCACCGGAGATCTGAATCACTCCATCAATCCGGAAAGCGGATTCGCTCCGGAGGAGGAAAGCGTCATACGTCGTGTAACGAGCTGGAGAGGTCTTGCAAGCGAGCTGAGAGATCGATTCAAGCAAACGGACGTAGCGCGCGACTGGGAGCGTGTAGCGTTCACTGAGATGCGCTATGCGACGAATCTCGGACGGATGATGAACATCCAGCACGAAGGCGGAGGAGATCCGCAGGACATTGAGGTCTTCTATCACGTTCTACCGACTGCATGCACATCCTGCAAGAAGCTCTACTTGAATTCAGACGGAACGCCGAAGATCTTTAAACTGTCGGAGATCCTGAAGAATGTTCAGGAGACGGGCGGAATGAACATCGGACGCAAAGCAAGCACGATAGGCAAAGCAGACGGATGGCTTCCGAATGCTGTCGTCCATCCAAATTGCCACTGCTATCCAGTACGAAAAATAGGAGGTTACGCATATGCTGAATTTCAACGAAAAGAGACCGGAGCGGGTTCTGACGAAGAATGATCATCAAGAGGTCAAATGTCCGTCCTGCGGCTCCCTGCTCAAATCGTCAGTCGGAGCGACAAACGCGCAATGTCAATGCGGTCAACAGCTTAACTGGGGACTCAGAAAGAACTAATTGAGGAGACGATCATAGTATGAAGACACAATCGAACATCGGAAAGGCTTGGGCGATCTGCGATCACTTCGAGCAATCGACAGGACAGCCCGTGACGCTCTCCGTACTGACGGAAGCGACTGGATACGATCGTAAGCAGTTCCGGAAGTGGGCGCATCAAGGACGTCTCGTCGAGCATCGCGTCCGCACACTCAGCGGTCAAGAACGAATAGGATATACTAGACCAAAAGTCACATAATCTGGAAAAGGGTGAGAGTGATCTCGCTCTTTTTTGTATACTTTTATGAGGTACAAGAAAGGAGATGGGCAAAGAACATGATGCAAAATTTGACTGTTGCACAAAAAGTATGGCTTGACAGCCAAGTACAAGCGATGAGCGCGACGGATAAGAGTCGATTCAGTAATCTAATCGATGATCTTATCGACACGATCAACACGAATCGGCAGAACGCGAAGATGTCCATCGACATCCGCGATTTAGGCGCGAAGTGTGACGGCGGATCTTCTGAGACCGGGACGATCAACTCGTCCGCAGTCGTGAGCGATCCTACACCTCCGAGCGGCATGCTTCCTTTCAATGGACAGCCAATCACGTTCGTCGGAGCGGGATCTGCGATCGGCGGCGGAATTACGAACGTCACGAAAGCGGCAGGATCGAATCCAGTCATCACGACAGCATCCGCTCACGGACTCGCGAACGGAGCACAAGTAACGATCTCCGGAGTCGGAGGAGCAACGCAAGTCAACGGTGTCTGGGCAGTTACGGGCGTAACATCGACAACGTTTCAAGTCCGTCTCAACATCAATACAATCGGCACGTTCACATCCGGAGGAACAGTCACACCGACGAAGACTGTCTTCGGCTATGTCGACGACGTGTTTCTCATCGGCGGTACGCTGACGTTCAAGATCAAGAACGCCCCGAAGGACGGAAGCATCGTCACAGTTCCTGGTGGAATGTCGACGGGCATGTACTACTTCGGATCGGATGATACGCAAGCTTGGAAGGATGCAGTCGCGCAAGCTAACACAGTGGGCATACTGTCTCCGAATCCTGTAGCCGTTACCTGGTCAGGCGTCTCAATGGTATCGGACACGATCATCGTCGATGGTAATGTTATGATCGTCGGCGACGGTATGGAGTACGTGAATCCGGACGGACTGAATTCGTTCTCCAACATTCCAGCGCGCGGATCGATCCTACGTCCTCACGGAAACTTCAACGGAGCTTCGAACGTCGCCTCCGTTCTGCTTCAGCTCGGAGTAGCAGTCAGCACGCACTCCGGAGATCAAGGATCGTCTACGCACTACGGCACGTTCGACGCCGCAAACATCGTCGCGAACGCACTACAGACGAGCGGATCTCGGAACTTCGTGGAGCGCTCCTATGCGCTGAACGGAACGAGTCACGCAATCAACAGTCTCGGCTCGAATAGCTGGTTCATTCATGCGATCGCTGGACAAGCAAACACAGGCGACGGCGTGTACATCGCAAACAGCGACTTCAAATGGTACGGCGGATTCGTCCGTCAATGCACGAATGCGTTCCGGATCGCGTCCGGCAGTGACATCTCCATCGGCGGCGGCGTTCACATCTTCAACGGCTACAACGGCGGAAACGAGCAGTACGGAAGCGACGTTCTAATCGACGCAAGCACGAACAACGTGTATCTCGTACAGCTCGGAGACATCGTCTATGATGGCGTAATCGGCCCGCAAATTCGGATCGTTCCGGCCGCGAGCAAGAAAGTTCAGCACGTCAGCGTTCGCGGAGGACTCTGGTTCCAGCCGCAAAGCTTCGGAGATCTGTATGCTCCGATGGTCCAGCTCGACTTGACGGCGGCAGGCTCACAGATCACAGACGTTCTCATCGAAGGCTACATGGCAAAAGGACAGAACAGCACTGCGCGCTATAAGTCGATCGTCGACACGATCGCAGGAACGACGTCTAACTGTCAGCGTATCAATCTCGGCAACGGCAACGCATACTGGTGCGCAGAGCACTATACAGGACAGCGTCCGCAGTACGTCAGTGGCGGAGGAATCATCTACGACGGAACGAGTACGCAGACTTCCGGGATCGAGTCTACTGTATCCTTCACAGGCAATGGGGCGGCTACGACGTTCATCGTCGCGCACGGTCTGAGTCAGGCTCCTGTTGCGATCACATCGACTCCGATGACGAGTGCGAGCGTCGGAGCGTGGGCAACAGTGGATGCAACGAACATCACGTTCACATTCGCTACGGCTCCAGCTAACTCAGCGGCGCTACAATTTGGATACCGCGCGAATATCTAAGAAAATATGATCCGAAAGAACTAAAAGGAGTGAGCACAGCTCGCTCTTTTTTGTATACTTCTAAGAAAGAAAATATGGAACGAAAAGGAGAATCTATATGCCCGATCAGTTTACAGACTTCGTCTCCATTGAGACGAATGCGACGACTGCCGATCAGGTCGCCGCGTTCAATGTCAGTTTCATCACACTGATCTCGAATGATGGCACTGACGACGTCGTGTTCAACTTCATGGGAGTCGATACGAACGGCGCGAAATCATTCACGCTCAAACAAGGAGACAGCATCAGTGAGATCCCGATCAATTGCAAAGTCGTCCATTATCGCGCAGTCAATGGAGTACAGGCGATTCGTATTTGGGGATTCAAGTAAAATTGAGAGGAGGAGGACGTAGCTCATGAAATTTAAAAAAGGAATATCGAAATCGACGCTGGCAGGCGCGAACGTAAATCCGGACGGCTCCGTCATTGTCGACGTTAAGCCATTCGCGGCGGACGTCCATTCGATCGACGTAGCTCTTCAGTCGAAAGGCGATCCTGCGACAGTCTTGAACGTGCTATCTGCGGATAACGACGTATATTCAGATGAGATCGATCTGACCGGATATAACGCGCTTGACG